CCATAGCAGCTTTGGCATTGGGAACGGTTATGTCTAATCCAGCTGGCGCAATTGCAATGGCGGCCGGTGCCCTTGCAATTGCATTGTTGGGTGCATCATTAATTCCATTTGCATACGCAGTTGGTCTTGCCGGAGAGGGTATGGTTAAATTAGGTTCTGGATTAGAATCTATAGTTCCACAATTGAGTGAATTGGCGATGTTGGGTCCGGGATTACTGTTAAGCGCTGCGGCAATAACAGCATTGTCATTATCAATGGCTGCATTCGGTGCGGGACAAGTCGCATCTGGATTGGGATCGCTTGTTGGTGGACTACTTGGAGGGGATCAAGTTTCAAAGTTTAAAGCTCTTGCCGAATTGGGTCCGAAGTTGCGAGTAACAGCTGACGCTATAAGTAAAATAAATGGGTCATCCCAATCAAAATCAAGAAACGATAAATCATCGGATCAATCAATATCGAATAACTCAGACGTAACAGAACCGCAAAAAAAATCATCAGACCAGAAAGAATCAACAAATTCAGACGTTGTAAAAAAGCTAGATGAATTGATAGGTTTGATGCGTGCTGGTGGAATCTCGGTGAATTTGGATGGTCGAAAAGTTTCGAGAGAGTTGGCATCTGCGATAAGTTAAAATTGATTATATTTGCTTTTATTGGTTTGGTGTTCCATCCAATTTGACAATAAATCTTTTAACGTATTTTCGTCCGACATTTTATCCGATAATCTTCTTTCAAATATGAAAGACTCTATTAATTTTCCATTTTTATGAAATAAGAGAGTTGTTTTATTATTTTCTGTGTCAACAAATATTGTTTGATATGACTCGCCGTTGTATATTATATTTTTATTCATATGTAAATTTTTATTTCTCTATCAATAATCTAATATTTGGAGATTTATAATAATCATCCATTTTTGATTTATCCAACGGATGTTTTGTCCCTGTCTTTGTGTCATATATATGACACTTATATCCTCTTTTTTCCGCTTCTTCCAAATTTTTCTCCCAATATTTTCCTCCGAGATCACTGTGGACCATATCAGATATCACAGAATCAAATTCTTTAAAATAAAGGTTAAATAAGATTTCTCGGCAAAGACCTATTTTGGTTGGGTATTGCCAAACTTTTTGTTCTTCCATCTGTTTACCATTTTTGATGTATGAAAAAAATGCAATTGTGAATTCCCCTTCAATAAAACAATCAAATGTGGATTTTCCAGATGAATATCTATACAATTTATAGTTTTGAAACTCTTCTATAAATTTACCCTTCTCAACAACAGTTTTTGTGAATTGTAAATTTGTGATGGACGTGTCCAAGTTTTTATCTGTCCACGATGGTATTTTTACGGGGAATTCAAACAGAATCTTAACCTCTTCATTTATTTTTTCTATGGAAAAATCCCTAATTATAGTTTTTAATTTCATTTGATGACATCGATATCATAATGATTGATCGAAGTCATCACCGTTTTTGAAGATGTTGATATAGTGACTAATAAAATATGAAATGTCTCGAACAATATCGAAGTGGGGTCCAATACTTCCAATTAACGGATCGTATAATTTATAACAATCATTTTGATTTATAACTTGGTTTATATAATTCGCACAAAAAGTTGAACTTCTTGATATTCCACTCACAAGACTCGGAAAATCGGAGGACTTGATTACCATGAATATATCAGTCTTTGATGGACATGTCACACTTGTTGAGTATTTGTGTTTTTCGACATCAATTCCATCAACTATCCGTTCATTGACAAAATTGCACAATAGATCAAAGTCTTTTCCATATAATAAATGAAAGTATATATCGGTTTTAAATTTCATTTTGAATTTATAGTAGAAGTTGTCAACGTCTTCATATTCATTTGAAATGAATTCCGATTTAAACCCGTCGTATGAAACAAGATTTAATTTTTTTAAATTTTCCAATTTCGTCATGTTAATAACGCATAACATCACATGTCGTTCTATTTGTCAATAATAATAGATAATCGAATATATTTAATAACATGGCAAGTTTATCTCCTATTTTAATTGGTTCCTCAAATCGACTCGAAACAACCTTCAATTTGAAGAGTGGAACGAGTCTCACAGACACTATATTTGACGATAAAAACTCTGTAACCAAGGTATTACAAAATACAGGCCATGGACCTGTTTTGTCGTATGCAAAAAATACATCCATTCAACAAGATAGTATATCATCTAAGTTCGCAAAAGAAAATAAATCAATTTATAAAAAAATAAGTGCGAAAACGGATAACGGTTCCGGATTTTTTGATTTTGGACCTTCTCAACCATATGTTTCGGTTAATCCAAACAGCCGCGATAAAAGAATAAAGAAATATGATTCTCGTGTTCTTCCCGTTGGGAGTGTTATACAGGATACAATTCGTATATCTAAATTTACAGTATCAGGTGCCGGCATATTGTTTAATGTGAAACAATTTATTTTGCAGGGACAGAACGCTTTTAATGAAACACGAATATACAACCCACTAAGCGTTTTACAGTCAACAATTAGACCAACATCTTTAGGTCTCATACCTAGACCAAACAGACACATTACGGTTGGGAGTGGATTATTGGACACTTTTCTTGGAACTCTTGGCATAAAAGATAACACAGGAACACCTCCAAAAGGAACATCATCAGAAAAAAACGATAAGACGATAGTCAACTTGAATCAATCCAAGGGTTTGATTAGAGCACAAACAGGAGCTTCTGCAAGACAGAGTGTATTGCTTAAATATGGAGGGACATCTTCGTCCGAAAAGGGTTCGTTTCTTGGGAACATGGCAAAGAAACTATTTCCAATGTTTGCAACACTACCAGATCAATTTAAAGGGGTTGTTGGAAATAACAAATACCGTGCAGACCAAGACCTATATACACAATTTATAGAATACTATAAAAAAGAAGCAACAGATAAAAAAAACATATACAACAACTTCATTCAGTCATATGTTGGAAATGATACACCTTCAACAGAAACAAGGACTCCTGGAAAAGTTTCTGTCTTGGGAAAATCATATTCCAATATAATTGAATTAACAAGGAAGGCACCTCCTGAGCCTGGGGTTGATGGAACTCAAATAATTAAAAAGTATTATGAACTTTGGAAGGGGACGTATGTTACCACCGAAAAGTCTCCGTTAAATTCCAAATTCAAGTTGATCTCCGGCCACCAATCAACCGGTGATGTTGACGTTTATAGAAAAGCAGGTGAGTTGGAGACAGCCGAGATTTTTAAATTTTCAACAAATGGAATACAAAAACAGACAAACAGTTTAAACGCTCTTAATTATGCTGAGTTATATGCAAGGGCAATAGACAAAGATAAAAAATGGTCAGAAGTTGTTCGGAGGGGTGACAGCGCTCAACAAGTGTTATTTTCAAAAGATTTTGAAAAATGGGGAGTGCTTGGAAAGGGATTTGCTGGAGAAAAAGGCACGGATAGTATTAATATGCGGGGTGTGTTGGGTGTCAATGAGGTTGACGAATCGGTGATGGCCCAACAAGACCAAATCGCATTTTGGTTCCGAGACGTTGTAAATAACAAATATCTCCAATTTCGTGCAACAGTAACCGGTATCAACGACAGTAGTGCAATTGAATGGAACGAAGTCACTTACATTGGAATGCCAGATAAAGTTTATAACTACAAAGGATTCACACGGACATTAGGATTTAATTTTGTTGTATATCTTAACTCCATTAAAGAACTTCACCCAACATGGAAGAAATTAAATTACCTCATGTCCTTTAGATCGCCTTCGGAATACGTTGATGGAAAATATGCAGTTCCGCCAATTGTGGAATTGAGAATAGGCGACATGTATCACAATGTTCCAATAATAATTAATTCAATTGCATTCTCAATTCCAGACGATGTTTCGTGGGAAACGTTGCCTACCCATGATGGGACTTATAGTTACTTGGCAGGATTGATTAGAATCCCAAACGTTAAATATGGACAATTTCCAAATCGTGTTGAAATAAACATAGGTGCTTATGTGTTGGAATCTGAGAATTACCCAAGAGCAGGAAACACATCATTTGGTCCAGACCAGAAGTCTGATAAATCTTCGAGATTCCACTTGAGATCGTTTGATGCAGCTGATAACATAGTTGGCGGAGTGTTAATACAATGAACAGATACGAACTAACAACAATTGGAAAAGGATTTGACGGAAAAAGAATTTACCGTTCCACTTTCTATCCCAAAATCTCGGTGAAATCAACGGACATCTACATTACAACCAATGAAACGATGTTTTTGGATGCGTTGGCACAAAATTATTATGGCGATAAAACTCTGTGGTGGGTTATATATAGAGCGAATGGATTGACCGGAGGATCGACTTCGGTTCCGATGGGAGTCCAATTGAGGATTCCCATGGACACGTCCAGTATAATCGAAGAATTTAAAAAAATTAATAGTCAATAATGACAAAAGAAATAAAACCTGCTTTCTATTGGGATTTATCCGACCTCCCAAAGTTTGTTAAAGGCGAGTTAAAAAGGAGAGTTGAATCTCTACAAGGAAAACCGTCTTATTCCGATTCGTCGGACTATAAGATAAACAAATACACGCACCCCATGTCAGCATGGACCCGTGTATGTTCCAATGCGGTAGATTCAAACAAACAAGGTTTTGTTATGGAAGGGATGAATCTTGGTGGGGCCAAATCAAAATATGGTCTTTTAGACTCTAATGGATCAACTCTTGGTTATACAGCTGATGGGAAAATAAGACATAGTATAGAAAACGAAAGGTTTAAGCATAGACCTTCGCCAGGAATCACATCTGTCCACACAGAATTAAATGGCGGTGATGGAAAATTTAGAATTACAACAATAAAATGGAAGTGTTGGTCAACGGATCAATTAATTTATATGACTCCATACTGGTTGGCAAATGGAGTTTCCGTTTCTGTTGAGTTTGGGTGGAACAATTTTAATAAAAATTCTCAATTGGAATTAAATGATCTGCGATTGATGTTGAAGTATTTTTATGATGGAACCGATATCCAAAAAAAGATAGAATTATCAAACGGAAATTATGACGCTTCAATGGGTATAATAACAAAATTTGATTATATTCTACAAGAAGACGGTAGTTATGATTGCACGACCATTGTATCAAATGTTGGTGGATATTTTTCAGGTGTATATTCTGCTGGTAGAATAAGTCAAAGCAGCGAATCAGCAGATACATCAAATCCACAGTGGAAAAAGTATGTGGAGTCGTATATGCCAGATTTTTTATTGAATGCAGCAAAACGAAATCACGAATTGAAGAGAGAGACTATATTTTCACAAGTTTTTTATTCAAGAGAAAAAAATATAGACTCATTGAGGGGAAATAAAAGCAGTAACGATTTTGACAGAGGTTCGAACGATGAAAATTTTTGGATATCATTTGGACTTTTTATTGAAATATTAAATAGTAAAATGTCTGTGATGGACAAAAATTCAAATAGTTCAATCTTTTCGATAAATATCAATGATACAATTATAGGGGGTCATCCAAATTTAAAATCGTCTGACGGAACTGTTTTATTGATACCAAATTCAACCTGTCCGGATATCTCTATTGGTTCTCAGGTGGTTCCTTATGGTCGAGGCGCTCGTCCCCCACAACCAACAAAAAATATAGTTTTGTCACAGTCAACAACACCGTCGGATGCACAAGAAATTTTAAATAATATTTCCAAGAAATTAAATTCAAAATCTTCCAAGAAATTAAATTCAAAATCTTCTTCCCGTGTCGATGTAATACAATACGATTTAAATCAGATAATAAATTGGTGGGCAACCAATCCAACTAATTTGGCGTTTCCATCAAAAATAAATACAGATAGATTAAAATCTGGTAAAAATGGGTATTTAAAAAATCTATATATCAATTTTAATATAATAAAAGATTTAAAAGGACAGGACTCATTTAAATCTATAATAGAAGAAATTTTGAAACAGATGAGTCGTGCGGGGGGCGATATATGGGACTTTGAAATAGTTCCTCTCAATCCAGATGGATCGGGAAATGGTGTGATGACAATCATAGATAAAAACTATAATAATATTGTTGACTCCAAACCATTTGATATATGGAATTTCGATTTTAATAACAATTTAAGCATTGTAAAAAGTATGGATTTTTCTGTTGGATCGACACAGGCCGTGGCTACACAAACCCTTTTTGGTGTTGGTTCTCCTAAAATAGTAAATCAAATCACAACTCCATTATCCGATGAAGGCGTGAGCCAGACCATATCGATCCCCATTGGACTATCCATAAAAGATAGATTATTGAGTGGATGTAAAGAAGTTCCTATAATTATGGATGACAAAAAAACAACATCCGACAAAGAGGAAAAAGATCCTGTGCAGGACAGGATTATATGTCCAGAAGCCAAACCTTTGAGATTTCTATACACCTATGGAAATAGAACTTTTAGTTTTATTGAGCCTGTTCAAGAAATACAAAAAGGCCTTATATATCAGGGAGAAAAAAATGAAATCAGACTATACTCGGTCCAACCTGGAATAGAAGTGAAATTCACCATAGATGGTATATCAGGATTGAGAAATTTGCATACATTTATAATAAACGATCTCCCACCACCATATGGGCCAGATTGTTTCTTTCAAATAAAAAATGTTGAACATGAGGTTGTTAATGGTGCATGGAATACAACTATAACTGGAGCAATACGAAGAAGACCTCCTTCTATAAAATGAATATGGATAAAAGAAACATTTCTGTTTATAAAGCATTAACAAACCAAGATATAGATACCGACCCGTTGATATTGCATACGCCATCCCATTACATACCAACTCCATCAGAATCGGATTATAAAACAGGATTTATATCAAGGTATTTTGTTAAAAAAATAAACAATGATTTTGTATATGAAACCAGTCAAAAGGATTATTCAAATGTCGATTTATCCACATGGCAAAAAGTTGAAGTTGAATGGAAAATCACAGGGCCGAGATTTACACAAAATTCTGTTCAGGGAGTGGAACCTTTCAACAATACACAGATAGATTTATCTTCTGCGAAAATACACGAGATTCGCCAAGTTCTATCCAACCCTATACAGTTTGCAAGAATTTACTGATTGAATTATTTAAAATATAAAAGAACTTTGCTGTTCTTACATTTCAAACTCGAAGAACTTAAATTACTAGATTTTATCCAGTCATTAAAGAGAAATCTATAATTCAATTTAGACTTCTTTGAGTGTTCAAATAACTTCTTCCAACTATTTAAACTTTCATCATTTATTGCCATTTCCTTCCAACGGGTAGGCAATTCATTAGGTTTAAACTTCGGGAATATTATTTCCACTTTTTTTCCGTTTTCATCAAACGGAGAAATTTCTTTTGAAACATACAACTTATCAAAAAGGTATGTTCGTCTTCCTATCTCGATTGCAGCCGCAATCATATCCGGTTCATTTTCATTTGTTAAAAGATTTGTATCACTTTTAATTTTTAATTTAATTGATATCATCTTGTAAAAGAGTCTATAGACATAAATGTGTATCAAATTTGGGAAACGTTTATTTTTTTACATTGACTAAAAACAATTTTGTATGATAATGGGAATATGAGTTGTATATCGATCATCCAGTCTGTAGAAAGTCTTAAAAATATTAAGATTGGAAATGATTCCATTTTAATTATGGATGTCGCCATGTCCAATGACCATGATTACATAAGAAACACAAAAGGTGGTTTGATTCTTCTGTCCGTCGATGATGTGTTTTATGAAATTGGAGTCGGCCATCCGGATATTCCATCTTTTGACATTTCAATTGTTTTGGAAGTATTATTTGAAAAAGTTAAAAACGTTGATAGAAAATTTCTGTTCAATGTCAAAAAACTAGCAAGTCTTGACGAAAGATTTCTAAGCTTCCATTGTATAGACACTTTTGAACATGTCAAAACAGGAGAAATTGTTGAAAGAGACACCACTTTCACACATAAATATTTCCAATCTCGAATCAAAACAAAAGTTATAAACTATTTGATTCCTGCTTCTAAACATATGGAGTCTTTTATCCACAATGTAAAAGAATTAACAATTCCAAATAAGACAGAACTCATGGAACCTGGATACAAATCCGTGATGCATGACATCATTCCGCAACTGTTTTGGGTGGAGAAGAATGGTATGGCGGTGAATACCTCAAAGTTAAATGAATTTTTTGGAGACAAATTCACAGGTGAATTTAGAGACGATATGGTTTATTCAAACTATAATGTTTGGTCTGCGACCGGCCGACCAAGTAATACGTTCTGTGGAATTAATTTTGCTGCTTTGGAGAAATCCACCGGAGAACGTTCGACATTCATTTCGAGATATGGAAATGATGGAATTCTTGCACTCTTCGATTTTAGAGCATATCATCCAAGATTGTTGGCAAAACTGGCCAATTTCAACATTCCGTCTGATGTTGATGATGTGTATGAATGGTTGTGCAAACAGATGCATAAAAAGAACGAGTTGACCGAGGATGAATTTAAAAAAGGGAAGGGGAGTGTTTTTCAACAGTTGTATGGTCACATAGAAGATAAAAATTTAACAATTCCATATTTTAGAGCAATTCAAGATTATATCGATCAAAGATGGAAATATTTTAAAAATAATGGATATGTTGACACTCCAATCTACAAACGAGCGATCACGGAAAACCACATCAAGGGTGCTTTTGCCAATAAAGTAACAAATTACATTTTACAGGCATATGAGACGGAGAGGAATTGTGAGGTTATGAAGGTATTATCGAGTTTATTACTAAACAAGAAGACGGTTCCTATCCTATACAGTTATGATTCCATATTGTTTGATGTCCACAAATCGGATGGGAGACATGTCATAGACGAAATAAAGGCAACAATGGAATCGGGAGGTTTTCCGGTGACGATAAAGGTTGGTAGAGACTTTCACGACATGAAAAAATTCTAAATTTATACATTTGGGTGGATATTTATATAAATGCAATACAAGGATTTCTTCAAAGACCTTATCACCGAATCAACTGTGGTTGATGAAGGACCGTCTATTACGTTCATACAGACGAACTTAAACAACGGAATAAAGGTCGGATTTGTAAGCAAAGGAGATTCAGGAGACAGAATTAGAGCCTCTCATATGAGGGTTGCATACAAAAACAAAATACATAAGTGGTTGGTGGACATGGACAACTATCTTTTCGAAAAATTAAATTTTAAACCTATACCATGCGAAGTTGTATTCTCGGTTATACAGGGCGACGATAGTGAGTATGGAAGGGAACATGCATATGTTTACCGAGGGGAAAATAGAATTTTTATAAGGTCGGAGTTTTTATCAGGAAAATACTCAGATCAAAATGTTGTCCGAGTTTTGGTTCATGAATGGGCACACATCTGGCACTATGACAACATAAATAATGTTGACAAACTCATAGAAGATAAATACGAGATTGTTAAATTGGAAAAGAAAAAAAGAATAAGTCCTTATGGATTGACAAATCATCATGAATTTTGGACATTCTTGATAGAAAGTTACGACAAACTCGATACAGATTTAAAACAATTCGTTGATTACGTTATAGGAGAAGGAAAATGAGACAAAACAAAATAGTTATAAGTGTTCCAAAGAACGGAAGTTCTGAAAATTTCGATAGAAGAAATCTAAATCAATTTGTTTTTGGCGAACTTGGAATAGGACCAAAAGTATTTGGATCAACTGCGGACGGAATCTATGTTTCCGAAAAATCTCCTTATCCTACGATTGCTCGATCGGGAGGAGACATAAAATCCAAAATAGAAAAGGTTGATGCAAAGGTGGATTCTATGGGAATCATGTATGATAACACAAAACTCGACAACGTTACGCATGACACACAATCGGATAATTTCCAAATAGTTGATGCTGGTGGGTCCAGTGTCCCAATCAAATTAATTTCTAAATATAAAAACGATTATTTAGCAAATAAAAAGAAATTGACACGTAACGATGTCAATGCGTTCATTAAGTCCAACAATATACATTTCTCAAAAATTGGATCGGGAGAGATGAGAGACGTTTACGAAATTGACAGTAAAATCCTCGACTTGTTTGTGAATTAAAAAACCACCGATTTCTCGGTGGTTTTTGTTTATCACTTTAGTTCTTTTATTATCTGATAAATACAACTCATGAAGTTAATTTCCTTGTCAGGAGTTACCGAGCTTTTATACTGCATCTCCGCTAGTATATAGATCATCTCACTTGATTGCTTTGGTGCCCAATCATCAACGTTGTCGTATAGATATCTGTAATACTCTTCAAATGACTTCGCACCTACATCAGCCAGAAGTTGACGAATGTCTTTAAACGATGTCTTTTTATCACCGTTCTTGATTATATCAACCAACCTTGTTCTAATATCTCCTGATATAACTCTATCAGAATCCACTATTAGTTTTTTACTGTCGTTTCGAGAGAATTGTTGAGCCGTTCCAATTATCTTGCGAATGTCCGGATAGTATGCGTCCACCAAAAACTTAACATCTTTGGCGTCATATGCAATTTCTTCCTTTTTCAATATATTCACTAGATGGATAGCCACCGATTTTTTATCGGGAGGAACTACAACCTCAGATTGGACTCGGCTCAATATCGCTGGGATTACTTTTTCGACATAGTTACATGTCATGATAAAACGAGTTGTGGCGGAAAAGGTTTCCATG